AAGAAGTTGTAAATATATTTACCAATAATAATATATCAACTGTTCATCTTCGTAGAACAGATAAAATAACTAACAATAAAGGTAAAGGGGGTTTAGGAGTTGATTTAAATGAACTAGAAAACTTAAATAATATAACAAAAGAATTTATTAATAAAGAATTACAAATAGGTCATAAGGTATGTATAATATCAGATGATGAAAATGAAAAAGATAAATTTTTAAGCGAATATAATAAATTAATATTTTTTACTTTAAATGAACAAGTATTACAAGCATATGTTGATTTTTATTGTCTAATGTATAGTGAAAACATATTTATGTCTCAACGCTTTTCTACATTTTCAATAATGGGTTCTTTATTGAATAAAGATACACATTTATACTATCCATATAATTATGGAAGAATACAAGATTATAAATTTGATAAGTTATTAAATTTTCATTATTTTAAACATAGTTTTTAAAAAACATAGTATTTAAAAACAAAATCTATAACATATATATACAATGTCTAATTTTAGAAGGGGTGATCCTATTAAATCCCAATTAAATCAAGATATAAATGTAATTAATTACTATAACAAAAAACAAGGTGGTTTTTTTATAGAAATTGGTAGCGACGATGGTGTTCAATTTAGTAATACTCATTTATTAGAAAAACAGTATGGATGGAAAGGAATTTGTGTAGAACCGAATAGTGATTCTTTCTCAAAATTAATTCAAAATAGGAATTGTAAATGCTATAATTTAGCTGTTTATAATAAAAGTAACGAAATATTAAAATTCGCTGTTAAAAATTTTAGTATGTGTTCTGGTTTAATAGACGAATTAGATGAGCATGTTAATATAGACGGTAAAATTCACGAAAGGGGGGTAAATAATGATCTTAAAAAAATAACAGAGGTTACAACGATAACATTAACCGATTTATTAGACACAGCTAACGCTCCTAATTTTATAGATTATATGTCTTTGGATACAGAGGGAAGTGAATTGGAAATTTTAAAATCTAATGATTTCACAAGATATAATTTTGGCGTTATTGACGTAGAGCATAATTTTGTAGAACCACGTAGAACAGAAATAAGAAATTTATTGGAAAGTAATAATTATAAATTTAATTTTGAAAATAAATTTGATGATAATTATATATGGTCAGGAAATAATTAATTTAAAAATATATAATTTTAAATGTAGTGGTTTTGACGGCAAAAAATAATCAAGAATGTAAAATCAATAGTAGGAATTTCACCTAGAATGGTCTAACTTTTCCACTTATTTTTGTATATTAGATGCGGAGAAAGACGAAATTTGAAAACACGCAGGGCTTTCTTGCTTATCTATCCAGTACTTTGTTAAGTTCATTATGTTGATTGCGGAATTAGCGTCTCTTGTCTTGAATACGGTTTGTTTGACTTGGATCTCACGCATCCAGAACATACTCCATTCGCCGTAGGCGAATAGTTGTTTCATCTGTTAAACGAGATGTAGACTAAAAGACGGAACTGCTTATTTCCATCGCTACATCTGTAATAGGATAAATCATTATTACATTAACAGCATTTTTTTACTTGTATTAATATGGTTTTTGGTCTTTCCATTATATATCATTATATATATTTAAATAATACTATATAATGATATATAATGGAATATACCATATTACTCCACACACATTCAAGTTATTCTTATTTATGGCCAATTATAAATGATTATATGAAAAAATATAAATTTAAAAAAGTATTAGCATATGATACTATTCCAGAAAACACAATTTTACCTGAATGTTTTGACAATTATATCCAATACGATAGTTCGAAACATTTTTCAGGAAGATTAGTGCCTGTACTAGAACAATTAGAAGAAGAATATGTATTTTTAATCTATGATGTAGATATAGTTATAAATATGGACGAAGAAGCATTAAAAAATTATATAGAAATAATGAATGAAAATAATATAGATCGTGTATGTTGTGCATTATTTAACGGAAATGGACAACTTCATAAAAATGGGATAGCATTATGTAATCTAAATTTACCATTGAAATCTAGATCAAATCATTTTGTTCCAGCGGATTGTTCTTCTACAATTTGGAATAGAAACTCTTTTATTACATTTTTAATACAATTTCCAAATGAAACATATGGTTCGCTTGAATTAAACCATGATGTAATTAATTATTGTAAAACACAAATTAAATGTTATGGTATTCAATATACACCGAACTTACAAATATTATATAATCGAGGATTAACTTATTGTGATAAATTATCGTTTTTACATATAACGACAAAGGGGAAATTTTTGAAACCAGTTTCAGTTTATGCTGATTATGAACAACAATTAACATATATAATTCAAAAATATAATTTGGATATTGATAAAATAGGACATGAAAAAGCACATGCTGGTTGTTTTAATTACAAAAAAATAACATATTAGTATGTTAGTTAAATAGTTTTCCTATATTTTTCCGCATCCCAATTATTTAAATAACATATTTCCTCATTGGTTAAATATGTTTTTTCCATATTATTATCCAAAACCATTAAATTTCCTTTTAATACATCTTCTGTATCTTTGCATTTTTGTATTGAAATATTAATAATATAAATCAATCCGTTTATTATAACAACTTTGGGATATTCTTTATAAATTTCAAAATATGTATCAATTCCATCCAACTGATCAATAAACAATATCTTAATTCCACAGAATATTAATGCGTCTGGAAAAGTTATCTCTTCTATAAACAGTTCTTTCTTTTGAATAAAATAATCATTTATAACCTTGTCCTGGCATAAATAAGTGATATTGTCGTAATGAGTCTTATTTATATGAGTGCTTATTTGATTCACAAATTTATAGCTGTCTAACTTTAAATGTTGTTCTCGTTCAAATATTTCCAGTACATATTCTAGTGTAGAAATCATGTTATCATATACATCCGTTGTAATTATTATTCCATGATTCTTTAAAAAAATTATTTCTTCATTGTTATACGAATCCATAATTTTATTACATATATTAACACCTGGTGTATCATATTCAATTAATAAACTATTATGAAAAAAACATTTTACGAAATCATCACATTTCTTGCTAATAAGTATTCTATTAACTTGGATTGGATGTAAATGAATTGTGTATTTTTTTAGTATTGAATGCATGTATGTTTCAATAGAACCCCTTAATTTACCTAATATATTATATTCAGTTATAGATTTGGTTTTTTTGTCTTGAACATCTCGTCTTAACAATTTGTTATTTATTGAAACATAACCATCATTTTTATTTATATTAGTTAAATGAAATCCAGATGCTTTTATAAACATAAATTCATCATATTTCACAGACGTATTCCCACCACCTGCTTGTGTTAAATCGAATCTTTCTCCACAGTATTTTGATATATATTCTAATTTACCTAATTCAGTATCTATCCTAATAAATTTAGCGTGTAACTCATTCCACGACGAAAATGTATATTCATCATCAACTCTTTGATTAAACCAAAAATTACAAATATTCAATTGTTTTGATCCAATTATATCTTTTTCATAATTATCTCCTATCATAATGGATTCTTCTGGTCTAGCACCTAATTTATTTAATGCCGTTAAAAACATATGAGAACTGGGTTTTTCTTTACCAATTTCCTCACTAGTGACAATGACATCTATATAATGTAGTATATCCAACGCTTTTAATTTTTTTATTTGGTATTCAGTTTCATAATCAGTTATTATTGCTATTTTTATATTTATATTCTTTATCCATATAATAAACTCCAATACACCATCATAATACTTCATATTTTCATAAAAACATTTCCAATATTGTTCTTCACAATATATTAATAATGATAAATCCAATTTCAATATATCGATCATATGTTTAAAATAAATAGTTTTGTTGTGACTAGATGCCGTAAATCCCAATTCGAATTTTAACTTCTGATTTGTAAGATTGTATAGTGCGGTTAATTCATACATGGTTTGATTTGAATATCCTGCTAGAATAGTAAACACTTTCTCTAAACTTTTATTATGACAACCCGTATAGTCGTATAGTGTATCATCTAGATCTAGCAATAAATATTTAAAAAACATTATATGATATTATATTATTTTGGTTTTAATAGTTTTAATAACTTATTTATTAAAGGGTATAAGGTATCAATGTTCGAAAAATATAAATAAATAAAGGAACTCTCCTTTATTACTTGGGTAATTTCAGATAATCCGTTTATTATATTAGAAATGTTATAACTATTTTTTATACCGATACGGTATTGTAAATTTATAGGTTGTGTTGTTTCCATATCGTCTATGTTAAAAATAAAATTATCACAATATATATTTATTATTATATCAGCTTGTTCTTTTTGGGGTAAAATATATTTATTAAAATCGATACTTCTTCTATTGATTTGTTCTAATATTTTTTCTTTGTTGTAATTTCGTGTTTTCATGTCTCTATTTATTTTCCAATACAATCGCAGGCATTCTTGTGTATCCATATATATTTTTAAATCAACTATATCTTTATCCAAATAAAGAGAATGTAACCCACATATAATTACATTGTTTTTACTTTCTATCAATTGTTTTGTAGTAAATTTGCCGTTTGAATGGTCGTAATCCACTTGATATATATCTTGTCCTAATTTTAAATTGAATACATCTTCTTGCATTTTCAACAAATAATTAGACTCTGGATTCAAATGAGTAAAATGTGTCCAGTTGTTATCCCCCCTTTCCCATTTATGGTATCGGTCACATTCTAACAAAACAGAGTTACTAAAATAGTTCATTAATATATTGGATAATGTAGTTTTGCCTGAACCAGAATCTCCTGTTATTGCAATCGTATTACATTGGGATAATACAATGGTAAAACATATATTAATTTCTTTAATGGTAATCATGTTATTATTTAAATAATACCATAATAATGTTTCATTTACTTTGTCATATTTGATTATTAACTCATCAAGGTGATTGAAATAATCAAAGTATTTATTCATAATGTCATTATTACCATATGCTAATATGTCACAAATGTATGGGTCATCGACATTTGTTAACTTTGTTTTATCCATTTTACTATTTACAGGTAAATAAACTATATCTTTCTCTATATTATTTAATATTATGTTTGAATGTAAATATACATCTGGTCTAAGTCTGAATACTATATCATATTGGGTGTTTTCTATGATTGATATTTGATTTTTATATTTATTCAGAATATACATTTTATAATTTTGACTAAATATGTTATTTTCTTTTGGGTTATCTTTAAACGCGTAATCATTATCGTAAATGATTGTTTTGAAATTATACATTTTGGTTATATAGTCTAAATCTGTGTCGTCATTCCTATATTTATCATTACTAGTTTCTTTAGAAAAATGTAAAAATATGTCAAATGATATATCTGTATTTACATTAATTAAATGGTCTGTTATAGATACAAACACATTCTTAAATGACCTTATATAACCAGTTATTAATATTGCAACACGCCTTCCCATAATATATTAACATACTAAACAAATACGATTCAAACTATTTTATAAATATAATATAAATATAATATAAATAAATATGACCATTTATAATTATGATTAATAACCATATGTTTTATTGTAAAAACAAGGATACGTATCCTCCATTTAAAAATGGATTATACATGGAAGAATATTTTTTTAACCATACAAAAACGATACATACCAATCGTAAATATATACCAGCATTATGGACAAATTTTCAAATTGAAGGTTGGTTTAAACCTAAACAAAATGAAATGCAAATGGCATTGAATGAATGGATATATAAAAACCCATCGGCCAATGGATATTTTACGGTGGTACAATATGATGATGGTCCTTTATTACAATTACCTCCAAATACTATAATTTACGGTGCTTGTTCCGGCGACATTCCATTGCCATTGATTTATCAAGATAATAATCATACTCTCGTTAATTTGCCGAAAAAAACATTTAGCGAAAAATCGGTATTATGTTCATTCGTTGGAAATATTACATCTAATTCAGTAACCCCTAATGTAAGACAAGTTATGTTTGATATGTTTACAAATAATAGTTTATTCGAAATGATTAATTCAGGCGGATGGACCCCATCTGTTAACGGTAACCTTCAAAAAATATTTATAGATACTACCATTAATTCGAAATTTGCTTTTGCACCACGTGGATATGGACGTTCTTCATTTAGATTTTTCGAGTGCTTCCTGTTGGGTACAATTCCTATTTACATATGGAATGATGTAAAATGGTTGCCTTTTCAAAATGTGATTGATTATGATAAACTATGTATAGTCATACATATTTCGAAAATAACCGAAGTGGAAAATATTATTAAAAATGTTGATGAAAATCAATATAATAATATGTGGAATTATTATAATGAAATTAAACACTTGTTTGAATTAGAAGGTATGACAACTCAAATTATTCAAGAAATAATCGGCGACGTAACAACTTAAATAATAACATCTATTATATGAACGTGTATTTTAAACAATTATGTATAGAAATAATCCAGATATAATTGTTCTAGTTGAATTAAACATCTAAATTCAATAACAAAAACATATAATAAATAAAAAATGATTCTTTATTATATGAATCTCATTATCAAGTGGCAAACGTGTTTTAATAGCGAATCGGGGTATTGTTTAAATGTTAATCATTCTATCTATAATTCCCAACCGAATATTATGCCATTTGTCTCTACCACCATCACCGCCATTATGTGTTACTTGTTTATTATGTAATCTATAATGAAGCAATACTTCGGGAAGATTATAAATATATCCGTGCTTTTTTAACATTCGTAATTCCAGTTCAAAATCTTCACACATTTGTTTTAAGTTTGGGTCATAATTACCCGCTTCTAATATAGCCGATTTTCTATAACACGCTGTTGGGTGGTTCATAAACCAATGATTTGGCTTTGCTTTGTATTCTTCCCAACGAATGGATGCGTGCGATGTTGAACCTTTTTGATTGGTCTCGTCAAACATTTGTATTTGTGCGCCACATATCTTTACCTCGGGGTGTTCTATCATATACTTTAGTTGTTTTTCAATACGAGTAGGTACCATTATATCATCACTATCCATCTTAATAATTATTTCATGACTACACATTAAAACTCCGCGATTCAAAGTAAATCCGATACCTTGATTGCTTTCATTTTCATTATACACTACTTTTGTAAATCGCGTTGTTTTTTCAAATTGCTCCAACATTTTTTTTAGAACAGCTGTATGGATTTCGTCCGAACCATCATTTATCCAAATCAGTTCCATATGAAATAATCCTTCTTGGTGTTTTATAGATTGTAAACATTCATTCACATAGCTTGCTTTTGTATTGAAGCTTGATACTAATATAGATACACATAGTTCAGGTGGTTTAAATTGAAATGGTAAAGACAATGTATTCATTTTATCATAACTTTTATGAGTAGATCCCCATTCTTGATAAGCATATATTTTACCATGTCCTTTGTATTCGGCCCCCGTACAATGAATTGGTAAAAAAGTATAAGACGGAAATATAGTCATATCATTATATTTACCGCTGTTGAACATCCTAGTTAATAGTCCGGGTCCAACGCTTTGCCAAGCCATTAAACCGGTTTTATGATAATTTACTCCATTTTGCTTTATCCAATCTATCGCGTCTTTTACCAACGGGTGTTTGGGTGGAAATCCCATAGTACCAGTAGCAATTAATCCCTTTCGTAATGTCTCGTGTTCCCACCCAGCAAAATATTTACAATTCATAAGTACATCTATTTTCTCAATACAAATAGAATCAGCGTCTAGAAAAACTCCACCATATTTATATAATATTTCCCACCGAATAATGTCAGCTTGTCCATTTATTTCAATCATTTCGTCTATCCTATGCTTACATTCTAGATTCATATTACGCTTCACAAGTTCGGCTTCATTCCATCTTATATATTCAAATTCGGGATTCATATCTTTCCATGTATCCATATGTTTTGTAGGCGGTTGTTTAGGACCGATCCATAATTGATGAATTGTTTTAGGAATCATTATTAATACTATAAAGAACTATTTAAATATTAATGTAAACTAGCTAAACACATAGAATGTAAAATTCGGTGAGTGAAATAAGTAAATAATGACATAATTAAATTAGAGACAAATAATGGGAATAATTTTTTATTGTTAGTAGCCGCATAGAACAAGCCAATTATATTCGTAAAAACAAAAAACAATCCTATTGTCATAAAAACAAAAAATAAATTACAATAATCCGCCGATAAAGGTCCAAAAAGCATATTATAAAAGTCCATTATATATATATAATATACTTTTAAATTCCTAAACAATTTAAAAATATAAAAAATATATAATTATGTGCGGTATTATAGCGTGTTTAGGCGATATAGCGGCCCCTTATATAATAAATGGATTGAAACAATTACAAAATAGGGGGTACGATTCGGCTGGTTTGTCTCTGATTTACGAAAATCAATGGATACTAAAAAAATATGCGTCCGATAATTCAATCCAACAACTGGAAGACAACGTGTATCCACTGTCTATCAATGGTATCGGACATACTAGGTGGGCTACTCACGGACCTAAGACAGTTGAAAATTCGCACCCACATAAAAGTTATAATGGTACATTTATGGTGGTTCATAATGGTATCATCGAAAATTATAAAATACTAAAAAAGTTTTTAATTCAAAAAGACTATATTTTTTATTCACAAACGGATACCGAAATCATTGCGAATTTAATAGATTATTATAACAAAGAATATAGCGTTATAGATTCTATTGAAAAAACAATACAATCTATGGAAGGAACATGGGGTTTATGTATTCAAACATTACAAGAACCCAATGTATTATATTGCGTAAGACATGGAAGTCCATTATTAGTTGGAAATGGCGGAAACTTTGCTCTAGTTTCGTCAGAGTATAGTGGTTTTTGTGGTAAAATCACTAAATATATAGAGTTGAATTCCAATGATATATGTAAGATTGAACATATAAATAATGAGATACATATATCAACTAAAAATGATTATCTTTTACGAGATATACAATTAGAACCATTTATAGATACATATGAGCCATATTCCCATTGGACCCAAAAGGAAATATATGAACAAAATAATACTATATTGAATGTAACGAATCATGGTAGTAGATATAAAAAAGACGGAACGATTGTATTAGGTGGATTGAATGATAAACAGTTATCTAATATAGAACATATTATTTTATTAGGTTGTGGGACATCTTATTATTCTGCGTGTATTGGAAGTAAATATATGAAAAAATGGTGTAATTATGTAAGCGTTCAAGCATTTGATGCTGGTGAATTTACAAAATATGATATACCTAATGGTAAATGTGTCTTTATAATGGTATCTCAGTCTGGCGAAACAAAGGACCTACAAAAATGTATAGAATTAGTAGAAGGGCATATTACAATTGGAGTAATCAATAAAGTAGATTCGGTTATAGCTAGAGAAGTATATTGTGGGTGTTATTTAAATGCAGGTCGTGAAGTAGGAGTGGCATCAACTAAATCATTTGTCTCGCAAGTTACTTTATTGTCTATGATTTCATTATGGTTTTCTCAATTACAAAGTGGTGTTAAACCGCATCATTCAAAAATAATAAAGGATCTAATTCAATTACCAAAGGATATCGAAGAAACATTAAATATAAATATGAAATCTTATGTAGATTTATTCAATAAGGATTGTTTTATTTTAGGAAAAGATTACGACGAATATACAGCCAAAGAAGGTGCTTTGAAAATAAAAGAATTATCTTATATTCATGCTGAAGGATATTCGTCAAGTAGTTTGAAACACGGACCATTTGCTTTACTCGAGACAAATTTTCCAGTTATATTGATTTGTCCTAGAGATAAATATTGGAGTAAAAATGAAAATATATATGAAGAAATTAAAAGTCGTGAAGCGACAATTATAACTATAACGAATGAGCCATTGGAACGTGAACATACTATAATTGTCTCCAAAAATAAAACATATCAATGTATTTTAAATATGATACCATTACAAATACTTGCGTATGAATTAGCTATAAGTCGTGGTATAAATCCGGATAAGCCTCGCAATTTAGCCAAAGTAGTTAGTGTTGAATAATTAGATTATTAAGACGAAAAATAAACTTCTTCCATTTTTTCACGACACATAGGACATGAATTATTTTTTTTATACCATTCATTAATACAATCATAGCAAAAGTCGTGTTTACATAAAGTCATTGAATTGCTATTTGTCTCTAAACATATAGAACATTCTTTTTTTTCTACATGAGTTAGTATTTTGTAAAGGTCAATATTATATTCGATATATCCGTCTACAATATAATATGAATAATTTGGATTTATTTCACATAACCAATCTAATATAATTAACTCATAGTTTAAACACCTTTCAATAAAATAAGCATTATTATTTTTACGAATCGGTATAAATTCTATGCTATATAACCATTTTATGGTATGAATATCATTCGAATTATAAAAAGCACAATGTATAGTCTTTTTACTCAAAAAATGTGTGTAGTATAACCATTTAGCTAAAAATAATCCTTTTCCATTTTCACACGCATAAATAAACGCATTTGAAATATCATCTATATTACCATTTGTATATAAGTCATAAACTAACGAAAAATGTCCATTCAAACATAATATATGAATACATTCTTCATCTAGATATGTGTTGATATCTACGTCTCCTATTTTACAAAGATAATTTATTAATTTTGGCGGATGAAATGTAATTTGTCCCGAAATATATTTTACGATAGGACTATGTATAGTTTCCATTTCAATTAAATTATGTAAAACTTTATATAAAATATTTTTTTCAATATAATGGCATAAATATTTAACTATATCTAAGTAACCAAATATAGCGGCAATTCCGAAACCTTGTTCGATTATATAGTAATTATAATTATATTGTTTTACAATATGTATATAGTTTTGCGAACAAGCATGAATAAAATAATCATCACTTATATTTCCTATAAAATATCCATTAAACATTAATTTTTTAATGTTAACTTCATAAATATTATTATCAATATAAAATCTAAAATGAGACAAATACCAATTTATAAATTCTATAACAACATTTTTATTAGAGGAAATGATACCGAATATATAATTATGATTGATATTTGAAAATAATGTTGGATTTAAAATATACAATAAATGGATAGTTTTGTAGGAATGGTTAATAAATAATTGTAGAATAATTGAATCTATATTATATAATAAGGTTGAATCTATTGACAGAAAAAATACGGATAATTCCAAATGATTATAAGTAAGTGTTTTGTAAAATAATGGTTTAAGTGAGTAACATTTTATAATCATTGGATATAAAGATATCAAATGCTTTACAAGTAAAATTTCGTCATATTGACACAAATAATATAAACAATCCATAATTATGTTTGTATTTATTTTGCGATACTCTAATATAGTTACAAATAGGTTATATTTATCTATACGATTTGCTTTAACGAGTTCAATTAAATGATAATCTTCTATAGTAATCGAATAATTATCCAGTATATATTTTATAAAAGAACTATTGCTCAATAAAATAAAATAAACATAGTCCGATGGATCAATATAGTGTAATACTTCTTTGACTCCATTTTTTAATAATTCTTTTATAGCTGGTTCAGTAAGTTCTATAATTAGGTTACTTTCCTTAATCCAGTTTAAAAAAGGAATACTCATACAATTTATCCGGTTCCATTTATAGATATCATATAAGATAATAGCATCATGTATATTGTCGTCTAATAACTTATAAAAAATAATTAAAGGGTCTTCTTCTTGATATAATAAAATATTTGTTTTTGTTAAACCGTTTATTTCATATATATTCATCTATACATCC